ATACCCCATCCGGTTTCTTTCCAGACTTTTGCGGGGTCTTCGCCGGCTTTCAGCATCTTCTCGGCCAGAGCCAGCTTCGCTATGTCAGCGGTCTTTGCGCCTTTCCCGGCGAAGATTCCAGCCATACTAGGCACAAACGGCAACACCCCCAACGCATTCAACGCGGCGTCTCCATAGTTGCCTTTGCGGACATCATCCACAGCAAGTCCCGCTGACAACGCAGACCCGACCACCCCTGGCTCCATGCTGCCCACTTCTGCGGCTGTGCGGACGTTCTCAGGCGTCCATTCCTGATTCAACGCACCACCCGGAGCCGCATCTCCGACATACTGCTTGAGCGCATCCAGCAATCTCGGACTACGGGAAATCGCAGCAGTCTTCTGTTCAGCCATGACCTGCGGAACCCCGCGAGCAACTGCCAAGCCCAGACGGCGGAGCAGTTTGGAGGCTGAAGGACCGTCTTCCCCTTCAACCTCCTCGGCTTTTTTTGCTTCACCACCTTTTTGAAAGCGCTTGGCTGACAAGCCTTCTTTCGTGAGCGTTGGCTGCTCCAAGGTCGGTGCACCCAAGGTGTTTTGCATCAGCCCACGCGCCTGGTTCTCCGCCGCACGCTGCTTGAGCGCGTACTGCTTGGCCAAGGCCCGCAGCTCCGCTTGGGCCGACTTCGCCTTCTTGGGCTTGAACTTCTTGGGCTTGAACTCCTGGCGCTCGGTCAGCGAGCCCGCCTCCATGCCCATTTCCTTGGGCGTCTGCGCCCCACCGCCCGTGGCAGGCAGTCGCGTGCGCGACATCTTCGGCGTCTGGCCGCTTGGCTGGATCGACGCCAGCATGCGCTTGGCCTCGCTCGCGTAGTCGTCCACCGTCGGGCCTTCCTCTTCATCGGCCATGTTGCTCGCATCCACCAGGGCACGCATGGCGTCGATGTCCACCTGCCCGCCTTTGGCAAAGCCTGGCGGCATCACCATGCCCGGCGCATAGATGCGGTTACCCAAGCGATCCACCATCACCCCAGCGTTTTGCTGCCCGCCCAGCATCGCAGGCGACAGGTTCGGGTTGACCGCAATCATGTTCTGCGGCGACGGACCTTGGTTCATGGCCAACGGGTTGTAAGGCGCGCTGATGGTGCCCGGCGTCCCGCCTTGGAACGCAGGCTGCTTCACCTGCTCGGGTGCTGCAGCTTGGGCCGGGGCACTCGTGCGACCAAACAAGCGCCGCACACCACGGGCCACGCGCCCAATAACACCGCCTTTGAACTCCGGCAGTCCCGTGGCCGGGTTGATCGTACCGGCTCCGCCCATCTTCTTGAGCACCGCCATGGACTCAGGCGACAGATAGGCCAGGAGCTCGTCGCCACCGCGCCCGGCTGCCGAAACGCGGTCCACGGCTTCCATCACCTGGTCCTTGGACAGTTTGCCTTTGCTCGTGATCTCTTCGAGCATGCGCATGAGCGCTGCATCATCGTCCGGTGCGGACAGGTCGTCCATCATCTTGCGGGCCTGGCCCATAGGTTCTTTTTCCACGGGGCCTCCTTCGGCCATGAATCGGTTCGAGATGGACATCGAACCGAAATTGAACTGATCAGGGTTGCTTACAACATCAATGGCCACAGCGCGATTGCTCGCATCCTTGCGAGCCCGTTCAGCCGCGCTTTGCTGGTATGCAATGACATCCTCTTCCTTGAACGGCAGCACAGGCGCTGCCATCGAGAAATCCGCAGGTGCCGTGGGCGCGGTCATCTCAAACGCCTTGGGCTGCGTGGGCAGCGTCATGTCAAAGCTGCGAGCCAAGGTCGGTGCGGCCGGACCAGCATAGTCGCTCGTGCGATCCCCAGCATTCCACGCGTTGACCGCCTTCTCATACTCCGCATACTGTGCGGCGTAGGGGTCATACACCTCCTGGTTGTACTTGGTCAGTGCATCGTTGTACGCATCGACCTGCGTCTTGTACGGGTTGTACACCTCCGTGTTGTACTTCTGCGCGGCAGTGTTGAATGCGTTGACTTGCTCGACGTACGGGTTGTACACCTCGGTCTGCCACTTGGTCAGTGCATCGTTGTAGGCCAGGCGCTGCTTCTCGAACTCATCGAGCTCCGCTTGCCGCGCCTCCAAGAACTGGCGATCCACACCACGCAGGAACGGGGACTGGGCAGGGTTGGCAATGCCACCAAATGCGAAGTGCTGGACAGGCTGCCCAGGCTCAAGCTCGTCTTGCATATTTCCCCTATCCAGTCAAGAGTTTCGCCATTTTATTCCTCAATAGTACTCGGGGGCAAGGCCTTCTTCTGCTCTGTCTTCATCCTGTGCATCCGTGTGCAAGCTCACGAAGTTGCCTTGGCGAAACCGCATGAGCGCCATGGTCGTCACGTCCACCAAGTCGTCGTTGTCCCCGTTGGGAAAGGCCGCGCATTCCTCGACAAGCTCCTCGGCCCAGTCCGTGTCCGGTGCCCACACAATCCCCGCCTCCAAGATCGGGGCGACAGAGTTCGCCCGGCTGACCTTGTCCTGCCCAGCACGCCTGCCGCCAGGAGAGTACATCGTCACCGGCACATTCATCCGGCGCAGCTCCTGCTGCAGGGTGGTGCCCGTTGCCTTGGCCTCGATCAACACGTTGTCGGGCTGCCAGTGGTCGTACTGGTCCTTGGCCACACGCTTGAGCTCGGGGAAATCCATGCGCCTGCGCAGCACGTCCAACAAAATAATGTGCGCCCCCGAGTCCTCGTCCGGGTAAAACACTCCCCAGGTCGCGATCACAGAGAAGTCGGCCGTGTCCTTCTTGGAGTAGGCCGTGTCCATCGTCTGGATGATGTAGTTCACGATGGGCGGCTCCTCGTTGGGCCACACGCGCCACCACTCACGCTTCAGGATCGCGCCCTCATCGTTGGTGGGCTGCTGCTGGTACATCGCGTTCCACTTCTGTACCGACAGCGACGCCTTGACCGCTTCCAGCTCTTCGACCTTCCAAAACTCCGGCCATAGGGGTCTACCCGAAGGAAGGATGGCTGGCAGCTCAATGACCTCCCATTGATCGGCATTACGCATCTTTTGGGCTTTAATCAGCCGCGCCGTCATGTCCTTGGTGCCCCAGCGGGTCATCACGACCACAATCGCGCCGCCCGGCTGCAGACGGGTACGGGGGCCACCCTGGTACCACCCCCACGCGTTGTCCAAAGCAAGGTCCGACTGCGCGTCCTGCTCCGAGTGCGGGTCGTCAATGATCAAGACGTCCGCGCCCCGGCCAGTCATCGCGCCGCCCACACCGACAGCAAAGTATTCCCCGCCTTTGTTCGTGTCCCACCGGCCAGCAGCCTTCGAGTCCTGCTTGAGCGCGACGTCAGGGAACAACTCCTTGTAGCCCGGCTGGTCCATCAGGTCACGGACCTTGCGGCCAAAGCGCACGGCAAGCTCGCTGTTGTGGGTTGTTTCAATGGCCTTGGTTCGCGGATCACGGCCCATCAAGTACGCAGGCAGGAGATAGGACGCAAATTCCGATTTTGTATGCCTCGGGGGCATGTTGATGATCAACCGCTTCAAGGTGCCATTGGCGATGCGGTCGAACGCGTTGGCCATCTTCTCGTGGTGTGCGCCAAGGATCGCGTCGGGCCAGACGTAGCGCACGAAGTCGATGAAGTGAGTCTTTGCTCGCTCCTGTGTTTCAAGCTGCGCGAGCCGGTATTCGAGCTTCAAGCGCTCGGCTTCAATGTCTTCGGCGTAGTTGCTCATGCAGGGTCGATTGCGTTTGGATTTGCAAAAAATTTTGGGCGAGTTGATATGTTAATCAAAGGGGGCCCTTTTTCCAAGGGGTGGTTTCACGTGAAACCAAAATCCTGAAAACTGTTTTGGGGCTCACTGATTGTGTGAAATCGGGCAAAAGCCCGCGCAACACGCGACCCGGCCCGTTTTTTTGGGCCCGGGGGCGGGGGCCGGGGACCGGGCACCGGCGGCCGGGGACCCGGGCCGGGGGCCGGGGGCCGGGCCACCAGGCGCACGCGCCACGGCCGGAGGCCACCAGGCGCACGCGCCACGGCCGGAGGCCACCAGGGCGCACGCGCCGGGGACCGCGCACCTGGGCACGCGCCACCAGGCACGCGGGCCACGGGCCACCAGGCACGCGCCACCAGGCGCACCAGGTCGCGCAGCTCGGCCACCAGGTCGCGCACCAGGTCGCGCAGCTCGGCCACCAGGTCGCGCACCAGGGCGCA